GTCATGAATCATATCTTTAAAAGAAGTCATGACTTAAACTTCAACATGGATATAACAAATAGAGCACCTTTCCAGAAAGGATTAATGGGGTTACCATTGATGTTCTTTCAGGTTACAACTAAGTCTGTTGAAACTCTTTTTGGAAAGACTTTAACAGTTCCAGAGAAACTTAGGTTTGCTAGTTCTCAGATTGCTCTTTATGGTAGAAGTAGTGTTGCAGGAATGCACTCAATAACACCTTATGGTAATCCTGATGGTGCTGAATCAAAGTATGTTTCAGAGTTAGCTAAGGAAGCCAATATTGATTATAGAGATGCTCTTGCTCTGTATACCTATGGTCTTATTGGATTAGCTTCTAAGAAACTTATAGGTTCTCCTGTTGACTTTAGTGGGATGTCAATGTTACAAGCAGGTGTAGGAACACCTACAGATTTAGTTTCAACACTGACATCAGCTATATTAGGAGAGCAGGTTAGTGGTAGAGATATCTTCCCTGCCATATCAGCAGAGTCTAGACTCAATACTTCTTTAGGTAGAGTTGTATCTATTCTAAGAATGAGTGGTGATGTGCCTATTAAGTTAACTGTTGAAGAATTAGCAGATAGCTTAATGAGAATACCTAGCTCAACTAATAACCTTCTTAAAGCAATGGCCGTTTATAATACTGGATATTATGTTGATGGTCATGGACAGAAGATTATAAGAGCTAATAATCCTACAGCAGAAGCTTACCTAACTTCTATAGGCTTTCCTTCTAATAACTTAACAGCCTTCTACTCAGCTGTAAAAAATAGCAAGGAGATGAATAAACAAGTTAAATCCATGTCAGATGAGATGGTAACTCTTGTTAATAGTACATCAGAAGATTCTACTAAAATGATTAGTGCTTATATTGATTTATTAGGTTCACTTCCTATAGAAACAAGAGTTAAAATTGTTGACTCTTTTTATAGAAAACTTAATGGAGACCCTAAGATAATGCACAAACTAAGTTCAGAAATGCGTCAAAGGTTAATGGAGTTGACACAAACAGGAGATAATAATGGCAACAATTAAGGTAATAGACAATCAACAAGTAGCAGGAGTACAAGCTCCTGTGGAGCAAGGGGTTGCACATAATGTTTCTAATATTGTAGTCAGTAACCCTTTAGCTTCAGCAGTTGCTACAGGGCTTACTGAGTATAATACAGCACAGAAAGCATCTTTAAAATCAGCCTTATTCAATAAAGCAGTTAGTGATAAAGCTGCTAAAGATAGTGCTACAAATAGAGCTTGGGTTTCTGGTGTTGAGATTAGAAACTCTAGAGAGCGAGGTGATATTACAGCATCTCAAGCTAACTTGGCTTTAAGTCAAACTCATGATAGATTAGTTGCCCAATATGGTGCTGAGAATGCTACACACATAGCTTCTGTAATGAGCTCAGCTTTTAAGTATGACCCTAACGCTTTAAAGGGGACAGAGTTTGAGAAGAAAGTAGAAGAGTTTACATCAGCAGGGATGTCTCATGGAGAAGCAATCTATAATGCACAGAAGTACTTTATAGCTAAAAACAATGCAGAGATGCAAGATTTTAAGAATCGAAGTATGACTCCAGAGCAGAAGGCTGAAGAGAAAGGTAGGGCTGACTTTATCAAGTGGGCTACATCTACTGGGTATGACCCTAAAGACCCTAAAACACAAACAGCTTACATAGCTCTTAATAGAACTATAGAGAATGCCAAGAAAGTTAAGGCTGAGCTTGATACTTTAAGAAATAAGCAATCTATTAATGTAGACCAAATCAATGCAATAGATGTTAAAGCTTCTACAAGTAGTATCAACTTATTTAATCAAAATACACTAGCTTACTATTCTAACAAAGCACAGAATGGGCAATTAACTGACCAAGATAAGAATGAGATAACTGTTAAGTATAACCAGTTTAAACAACAAGTGCTACAAGCTCATACACAAGAGCTATATAAGCAAGTTGCTTTGGGGAATATTTCTGAGAAAGATGCACAAGCTAGAATAGATACTTTAACTAAGACCCTTGATAACAACTATACAGTCATCAAAGATGCTGTTACAACAGGTGATTTATCTAAAGCCCACTCTATGGCTGAACAATATGCTCTTAGAGATGAGTTCTATTCTAAGTATCCTAAGCTAGCTTCTTTAGCATCTATTGACCCTAGAATTGTATCTAACTTAGTTGAAACAATTAAGTCTATGCACCTTGCACATGCTACAGATGTAGAGATTAAAGATAAAATTAATAATATATATCATGCTCTTGATTTATTAAGAGGGGGAGGTAATACAGCACCAAGTATGTTAAAGACTATCACACCTGAGAATTTCTCAAATGTTATAGATGCAACATTTAAACCTGATACTTCTGGTAATATTGATACTAAAAGAGTATCTACTTTAGGGGATAATATAGTTAATATCCTACATGGTAATAATGAAGAATTGAAACAGAAAGTTACAGCTTCTGTTTTAAGGAATCAAGACGAGTTCTCAATCTTAGCTAAAAACTCTCCTGCTTTTAAGAGTGCTATTCTATCTAGAAGTCTCAACTACTTTGAAACTCACACAGAAATGTTTAACGGTGCAAAAGAAATATCTTACCACATTGATAGTCAAAACCTACCAGTGTTAGTAGTGAGATATAAAGGGAGTGGTAGAAATGGAGTGAGAGAAGTTAAGTATGATGCTAATACTGTCCCAGGAAGAGCATTCTTAGGTTGGTATAGGGCAAGCTATGGTGGAGAGATTGATGCTAAGTTCAAGAACCTTCTGCATGCACTAGGTAACACTAACGGTAAGACTGGAGAATGATATGGCAAAAAAGGGTGAATTGAAGCAGAATGCTTCTAAGAGGACTAAACAACAGAGGGCTTATGATAGGTCTCCTGAAGTTAAAAAGAAGAGGGCTATGAGGAACAAAGCTCGAAGACAAGCTATTAAAGCTGGCAAGGTTAAGAAAGGAGATGGAAAGGATATTGACCACAAGAAACCACTGAGAAGTGGTGGGTCTAATAACTCTAGTAATCTAAGAGTTCGTAGCAGAAAAGCCAATAGAAGTGATAATGGTGGAAAAGGAGGAAGACCTAAGAAGTCAACCTCCAACAAAAAGAAGTAACTATAAGGGAACTTAATTGTTCCCTTTTTTGTATCTTAATTAAATGGCACAAGCACCTGATGAACAACCATCATCTTCAATACCATTATCTCCTGTTCCATCATTTGTGTTATGATAATATAAACTCTTACCTCCAAGTTTATAATACTTTAACAGGTCTTGAAGAACAACCTTGATAGGCAACTTACCATCAGGGAAAGCACCTGGGTTATAGTTAAGGTTAGTTGAGATACCTTGACAAACAAACTTTTGCATAATACAAGAGAGTTCAATAATAGCATCATTGCTAGGTAAGTTCCAGATTAATTGATAATCCTTCTTGTGTTTAAGAAGCTCTGGTACAGCTTGAGGAATAATACCATCTTTAGATTGCTTAATTGTAACAAGCCCTCTAGGAGGTTCAATCCCATTAGTTGAGTTTGTAATCTGACTAGAAGTCTCACTAGGCATAAGAGCCATAAGTGTAGAGTTTCTCATACCTACTTCATTCAACTCTTTTCTTAAACTATCCCAATCATAATTATACATCGGAGAAACTACATCATCTAAATCTCTCTTATAAGTATCAATTGGTAATGCACCTTTTGACCACTCTGTATCATCAAAGGCTTCACACTTACCTCTTTCTCTTGCTAAGTCAATAGATGCTTTGATTAAGTTATAAGAGATGGCTTCAAATAGATTATGAGTAGCTTCTTTAGCACCTTCATCAGTATACTTCAAACCTTGCTTAACTAACCAATAAGCATAAGATGTAATACCAATGCCTAAACTTCTTCTCTTAATCATTTTAGAAGCTTGTTTAATAGGATAGTCTTGATAATCTAAAAGGTTATCTAGTGCTCTGACAAGAACTTTAGATAGATGTGGTAATAGCTTTTCATCAAACTTGCCTAGGTTGAAAGCTCCAAGAACACATAAAGCTATCTCTCCCTCATCTGTCCCTGGCTCTCCCATTGGAGTTGTTGGTAAGAAGATTTCTTGACACTGCGATGTTAAGATTCCATTGAAGATAACCATATTTCTTTTAGGCTCATGAACGCAGAAAGTATCTGACCTCTCTTCTATTTTAGAGACAGAAGTTATTGTTGTGAATCGTCTAGCATCTCTCTTTGGTTTTCTATGTTTATACTCCAATCTCTTTAGGTCTAGACCTTGGTCACATAAAACACATGCATCATTACTTGTTAGTAATAGCCTATATCCAGCTCTACACATATACTCCTTATAATCACCTTTACCATCTGGCATTAATTTCATACCAGAGTCTGTTTGTTTAACAATCTTAGGTTGACAACCAAGTTCATTTAACATAAGTTGAACATTAAGTAAAAAGTCATATTCAACTGAAGTCAACACTAATTGATTATTATCACCATTACGGTAAACACAACCATCAGCATCTAGCAGTCCTGCAAGCCACTTTAATCTACTTTCTACTGTATACTCAGAAGATGGGACAAATAACTTATCATGTTTCAAAGGGTAGTTGAATTGAATTCTATTAGAGTTATCTTGTACATACAAGTTACTAATGAGTTCATTGTTGAACATAGGGAGGAGTTCCTTTTTGACATCATATAAATAGATGCGATAATTATCTCCAACTTTGCAACCATCACCTTGGTAGAAGCCTTGTTCATATGCAAGGTCTAATTCTTCTTGACCTTCAATAATAGGCATTCTATGTTTTACAATCTTCATGCCTACATCTAAATCCTTAGCTTCAATTAAAGACTCTTTACCATCCTCTTTAATCCAAAACTTATGGTATGGAGTACATTTTAAGGAAGAGCCATTAGATACAGAAACTTCTAATAATTCTTGGTCTACATTTGTTTTCTTAACAAAAACATCAGACCACTCAAAACCATTCCAAATAGTTACTTGTTCATCTTCTAAATCGGCTATTCTCTTGTTACCACTATTAGTTAGAATTTTTGTATCTGGGTGAACACATAAATTAGACAATCTAATTGGGGCTTTTTTAGGATTAAATACACCATGTTGATTAGCATTATCAACATTCATTACATATACTCTTCCTGTGTTTGCTCTTTCATTTGCAATTGTAGAGAACAACTCAACAGCCTTGATTGTCTTCTTTAACTTGATTGTCGAATCAGCTTCAGCAATAAGATACAATCTCTCAAACTCTTCTTGGTCTTCAAAGAAAGCTTTATATAATTTACCATCATAAACATCTGGGCTTAATAATGTAATATCACCCCCTTTAATTAATCTTTCATAAAACATCTTAGATAACTGAACAGAATAATCTAAATGTCTAACTCTATTTTCTTCTGTACCTTTATTGTTCTTTAGGACTAATAAGTCTAAAACTTCATAATCCCAACAAGTGAAGGCTAGGGTCGCTGCTCCCCCCCGAATTCCCGTGATGTTCAATTTAGTTCGTTAAACTAAACCCGTTCTCTTATGAACTGCTACATATCCCTATGCAGACCAGACTATATCTTCATCCGTTCTGGATGTTCCCCATTTCGAGTTCACTTGAACCCTACGCTCCTATGAGCTAGTCGTTGAACCTTCCCTCATAACACACTTAAACATGACTCCAACGCTCGCCTTTACGAATACGCCTAACATTTTCTGCTGTCGTATTATAAAGTTTAGCAACTTCTTTGTTAGACAACCCATCATGATGATACTTAATAGCTTTAACTTCCTTAAAAGAAAGTTTACTAAAAGGATTCATCTGACCAGTCCACTTAGACTTCAATACTGTATCTCTATGCCTAGTATTGTGTGATGCAGTACACCATTCTAGATTATCTACTCTGTTATCTGTCTTATTTCCGTTCTTATGGTTTACCTGTAAAGTAGGGCTATCTCCAAAGAAAACTCTAGCTACAACCCTATGGACTGTATATGTTTTCCCTGATGGATATAATGTAACTCTACTATAACCATACCTATCTTTTCTCAAAGATTTAATGTGTTTTGTTTCTATGTTCCTTATATCACCACAGATTGAAACTTCATATTGTGGTTCAAAAGGTATATTTTTCCAATTCATACTCTACTCCTTACAATAAAGAAGTCTGTTATGAGGGCTTGGATGCTGATTGACTGTTCTAGTCTTCCCAGCAATTAAAGGAATCTTAATAAAGTGTATTCCTACACTAGACGGCTAATACTTAACCCTGTGATGCAGATTTAACTGATGCCATGAATGTTTTATAGAAAGGTATCTTACCTGTATGGCTAACTTCACCTCCTCTTACATCAGACCCTACAGACCTGATAGCTCCACCATTAATACCAATACCTGCTCTTTGAGAGATATATTTAACAATAGCATTATTAGCTGAGTTTATACTATCTAGACTATCACCACAGTCAACAACAGTACAAGAAGCAAACTGTCTTGTTGGTGTTCTTACACCTGCCATAACTGGTGTTGGTAAACTAATAAACTGTTTAGATAAAGCACCATAGAATTCTAATACTTTAGTGATTCTATCTTCTGTTTCATCTTGATGAAGAGCCATCGATAAACACATATATGCCATCTGTGGTGTCTCATATAGCTTATGAGTATTTCTATTCTGTACAAGGTACTTACCTTTGAATTGTTGAGTTGCAGCATATCTAAAATCTAAATCTAGTTCATGGTTAATGTTAGAATCTAACTCATCTAATTCCTCTTCAGACCATTTAGTATACAACTCCTCATCATACAGGCCTTTATCAACCATCCCTTTGATATGTTCTTTTAGATGTAATGGTTCATATTTACCATAAACCTCTTTTCTCATATTCATAATCTCTAATCTACCTGCTACAATATCATAGTTAGGTGTCTCTTCACTAATCATATCAGCAGAAGTCTTAATCAATACTTTTTGAATATCTGAAGTAGAGATTCCATCAAAGAGTTGTGATGAGCTTCTAAGAGCAATTGTAGAATGACAAACCCCATCTACACCCTCTGTTGCCCATAACACTGTTTCATTAACACGCTCACTATCCCACTCTTCTCTTGTACCATCTCTTTTAGTTACTTCTTTAATCATATTATTTATCCTTTTATTGTTTTCATTTGAAGTGTTCGGTATTTCCGAACAACTGCATATCCCAACAGTTGCACATGTTTGTTTACATAACATTATTGTTCTAAATAAGCATCTAGTTTCTTATCAAATCTAGTCTTTGCATGTTCATCAGAGTATCCATCTGGGTATCTTGTTTTTAACTTAGATACATTATCTTTCATAATCTCAGAAAGAGATACATTAAGAGTTTGACAAATAGCTACAATGTAAAACATTAAATCCCCTAATTCTTCCTTAACATTCTCAGTATCAAGTTTTTGGTTATAGAACATGTGCTTCTTAACAGCATCTACAAGCTCACCTGCTTCCCCTGATACACCTAATGTAAAGTGCAGTAGGTCAAGCTCCTGACCATCTACCTCTTTTGTAGGATTAGATTTAGAAGTCCTTTTAACAGAGTCTTCAAATGAACTTAACATACTCATACTACTAACTCTCTTCTTCAGTACTTCAGTATAAATAGAAGCATCAAGGAGTTCATCTTGCAGTTCATTTAACCAATCACTATCAGAGTAATCTGTTCTTTCAGTAGTTACACCATACTCCTTCAATCCTTTTTCTGTTCTCTGTGCCATCTTATTAATTACTTGTCTTACATTAGAATCATGTATCATATTATCATCCTCATTATTATTAACAGTTTCTTCATCTTTAGACCACCCACAAGGGTAGTCCTTATAAAAAGAGTGTTCTCTTATACTTCTAGCTCCCATATCTATTCCTCATAGTCTCTATACTTATCCTCTCTAAATCATAAACTCCATTGTGAGCATTATTTAATAAGCAAATACCACTACTCCATTTAGAGTAAGCTTGTATAGTGTTCCAAGAAGGGTTATCCTCTACATAAACACCACAAACTAAAGATTGTATCTTCTTTCCATCAGCATTAGTATCTTCAGCATAATCAAGTAAATGTGAATGACCACTAACACAACTACAGTATGTTTTACTTAATTGACTTTTAGCTGAGTTAACTCCTCCAATAGGTCTTGACATAACACCTGAAACAAAGTAGTGAGAGAATAGGATATCATTTATATTTACAATATCTAAGAAGTCATATACCTCCCAATCATCATAGTAACCTAAATCATTATAACTGAGGACACCATCTAACTCTGGAGATGAGTTGACAGCTCTCATAATTCTTTGTTCATGATTGCCTAGACACATAACTAACCTAGGTTTATAAAGTCTATGTTTTAATCTTCTTTGTTTAGCTTGAAGTCTCTTTAAAGGTTCTAGTAGTAATTTATTAGCTTCATGTACAGCTTCTAAATCCTTCTTATACCTCTTACCTTCAAACCTTTTAGTACCTTTGTCATAGGTAGATAGAGAGGATAAGTCTGCTCTATCACCAATGTCAACTATGACATCAGGTTTGTTATCTACTATAAACTCACCTAACCACTTAAACCTCTCAAGAGATTCATCTGGTGAAGCATGAGAATCTGGTATAACAAGAATGTTAAGCATATTCATTCTCCTCATTTAAGTTAGTATATAATAACTTAGCTATAAAATAAGCATCTGTTATATCATATCTCCCTTTAGACTTAGGGATAGCCATAACCTCTTCTTTTAAATCATTGGGTAATGAAGCAACCATCTCATCTTTAGATGCCTTACCTGTACCAGTGGCAAACTTCTTAACCATTGTTGGTGGGTAAACTTCACAAGTTATACCTTCAAACAACTTTACAAGATTTATAATGGTATACTGTAACCCTGCCAAGTCTCTTGTTATATTAGACCTTGACATGAAAGGTATGCCCTCTAAGGCAACCTTTTTAACCTTATATCTTCTAACAAACTTAGAGATATCTCGTGATACATCTAACGCCCTTTCTGTGTTATCCTTGCTCTTATCAGTAGAGATAATGGAATGTTTGAATACATTACCATCTTTATCTAAGATGACTATCCCTGTCGATGTAAAAGATTGGTCAATACCTAGAATAAAACTCATATACTACTCCTAATAATAATAAAAATGCTAATGATAAAAAGAACCCAATTAAGCTATCAAGTAGCCTTTGGTTATACATCATCTCATGTAAAGCCCTACCTGCTACCCAGTATAGGTACTCAAAATAAATCTTTAATCTTTTCATAATCAATCTCCTTGTATTCATCTTGATTGAATTCTAAGATGTGTTCTTCATAAGGTAGTTCTACATCTTGCCTCATTCTAATTAAATCAATTTGCTCTAAAAAGTATGGCAAGTAAGCACTACCTAGTTGCTCCTTATAAGCTTTCTGACAAGCTATTGCAGGGACATCATCTAAAGCTAGTAGCTTTTCTGCTTTAGCTTTACCTATACCTTTTAGACCTGGTATATTATCTGTACTGTCCCCTGTCATAACTTGTTTCCATAGAAGTTTTGTAGCATCTGAGTCTGACATAAAGATAAACTTATTATGATAAAAATTAAAGTGCCAACCTGGTTGTTGTAATAAATCTTTATCAATAGAGATTACAATAGATTGATTCTTATACCTAGTAGATGCTGATAAGATAGCATCATCAGCTTCGTAATCTTCTACCAACAAGGCATTAAATTTATCTAATAGTACCTTTCGTACATCAGATAAATAAGTAGGCTTGGTGCTAGGTCTATTACCCTTGTATGGCTTAGATACAGCAGATTTAAGTCTAAAATTATTCTTACCTGTTAGGAATAAGATGTACCTTTCACACCCAACTAGTGCCATTAGGTTTCCAATGTATGTAGATACCTCCTCTTCTAAATCATTTGCAGGTTCTTTCTCCATAGCAAAAGCGACTCTATATGCTACTACATCAGCATCTATTAAACCAATAGATTTACTGAAGTCTTGTGTAAAACTAATACTCATTAGTGTGTATCCTCCCAATTCTTTCCTGTTTTAATTTCAATGTCATTCTTACATTTAACATCATATAATTTATTAGCCATCTCAACTCCATAGTATAAAGCTTTCTTTGTCTCTTCAACATCATCAGGGTGAACCTCTAATTGATATTCATCGTGCATTGATATTAAAAAATAAGCTCTAAGGTTGTGTTCATCAATATACTTCTTAGCAAACACACCCCAAGTCTTAGCAAAGATAGCTCCTGATGATTGTAAAAGACTATTTAAAGCTTTCCTAGAAGCAAACCCTCTACCATCCTCTTCTCTAGGTATTTTTATTAATCTACCATCTAAAGATTGTATAGTGCCACTACTAGCTTCTTTCTGCTTAACTTCAATGAGCTTCTTTAGTTTTGGTAGGGCTTTAAAGTAAGCATCTTTAATAACTTTACCTTCTTTAGCCCCGCCATTAACTAATGAGCCTACCTTAGCATCTCCTGCTCCATATACAAGCCCATAAAAAAATGTCTTTGCAGCATCTCTATTAGGCAACCCTGCCTTGTGTTGGTTAAATGTATGAATATCACCATCAAGAACCTCATTGGTGAACTCATCATCTTCCATATAATGTGCTAGCATTCTAGCTTCAAGTCCTGCTAAATCAGCTCCCATGAAAACATAACCATCAGTAGCTTTAAACATTCTTCTGATTGGTGCTCCAAACTGAGACCTAACAGCAGGTAGGTTTACAATCTTCCTGTGAGTGTATCTTCCTGTAATAGCACCTAAGGTATCAGCTTCAGAGGGAATCCTATAGCCCATAGAGCCTCTATCTTGTGTAACCTTTATCAACCCCTGTACTAACCCTAAACGATGTTTGAGGACGAAATAAGAGCCTAGTGAAGAGAACCCTTTAATCTTTGATAAGTTCTCACAAGTGATTCCTTTTTCAGCTATCTTAGGTGCACCTTTCTCTGTTAACATTGTAGGCTTCCAACCTAGTTCAAGTAGCTTATATTTAAGTAGGTTAGCTTTATCAAGAGTAACTTTATCAAAAGACACTTTACAAAACTCTCCTTTAATACTAGCTTCATCTCCTATCCACCTTTTAGCATGGATGGTAGCTTCTCCTTTACTAGTTTGTCTATAGATAAAAGGGATACCTTCTTTCTTAGAACCTTGATAATATTTAATTAAAGAATATCCAAGCTTAGGTTCAAGTCTATTTTTAATTAAAGACATTCTCTTAGAAATAATAGCTTCAACTCTCATAGCTAATTGTAAATCAAAAGAGACTCCTCTAATCTCCATCTCTGTTTGCATTGCTCTAACAGCATGCTCTAATCTAACACCTTGTTCAAAGATGTTTACATTCCTCATTAAGTATTCCTTCAAGAATTTAGTTGTTACTCTAACATCTTGAATACAATATGTTCCCATCTCCTCTTCCCAATAAGAGAAGTTGTTATACTCAATTTTCTTAGAACCTATCTTCTCTCCAATAAATTTAAGAGAATATTTATTCATCCTTATTGTACTATACTTTGCAATTAACAATGTATCTATACACTTATGGTAATCAATATCAATGTTATAAAGCTTCTTTAATACTGGTATATCATAAGCTACAATATTATGTCCTGCTACATAATCAGCTTCCTCTAAAGCCCTACAGGCCTCTTTAATCTCATCAGGCCTATATAACCTTTGCTCTCCTGTGTTTAAGTCCTCTGTAGCTATACAGAAGACCTCAGAGACATCATTATAGAAACCATTAGCTTCAATATCGAATACTAATATCTTCTTGTCTTTCATACTTACTCCTCAAATAAATCAGGCTCTGCACCATGTTCCAACCTTGCTTTATCTACATTATAAAATAACCAACCTGCATTCCCTGTTATCCCTGTTCTTCTACACTTAACTAGTTGTAGTTTTAAACTATTTTTAGCAACCTCATTCTCTGACATCTTATCTCTAGAGAGAAGTATAGTATTAAAACTAACTTGGTTTATAGCAGATGAACCTAGTAAATCATACTCACTTACAGCATGAGGGTCTTTACTATCAGGTTTTCTCATGTGAGAAACAATAATAAAAGATACATTTGTTTGTTTAGCTAGCTTCAATAGAATATCCATAGCTTCTTTAACAGTATCATTATCAAGTGTAGGTAGTGCTTGTTGTAGTGGGTCTAATAAAAATACATCTAAATCATAAGCTACAATCATATTTCTAATCTTAGATGTTAAAGAATCTAAATCAAGTGAACCTTGGTGGTCTAGTATCTTTAGGTTATCTTTCCATTTCATATCATCAAACTTACTTTTTAGATTATCAAGATTAAGATTTTCTTGATGGCTTAGGTTACTTTCAGTTGCTAAGGATAATAACCCTTTAGTTAGTTCACCAACTGTTGTCTCTAAGCCACAATACCCTACTCTTGAATCTGTTTCAGAAAGAATATCAAACAAGAAGTTATTAACAAAGCTTGTTTTACCAACTGATGTTAAAGCTCCTATAGTTGTTATCTCACCTTTAGCAACACCTCCTTTCATCATAGCAGATAACTCTGGCATTGATTGTGGCAACTTGATTATCTCAGCTTTAGTTGAATTAACAAATTGACTCCAAGCATCAGAGAAACTAACAACACCAGCAGGTGTATATGACTTCTGATTCCACCACTCTCTTTGAAACTCTAATACCTTATTGTTAATGAGATAATCATTAGCATCTTTATACCTGTTAAGTGTTACAATCTTTGCCTTTTGAGGAGACAGCTTCTCAGCAACTTTTCTTGAAGCTTCTTTACCTACATCATCACTATCAAACATGATAACAATATTCTCATAAGACTCTAAGAAGTCAATATTGTTAAGGACATCTTTAACAGCTGATGATGCTGAATGAACAGAAACTACATCCCATTTTGAGCCTAACATCTTATAGCATGCTAGTGCATCGTCTTGGCCTTCAACAATAGTTATGTACTTTCCTTTTCCTCCAAATAAATTTTGACCAAATAAAGTAGCTTTACTGAAGTCTCCTGTAATCCTAAAATCTTTCTTCTCTGTGCCTAGTCTTACCTTAGACGCTACAAGGTTGTCTTTAGAATCATAATAAGGGTAAAAGATATTTCCCTTTTCATCGACTTTAACTCCAAAGAACTTAGCTGTTGCTTTATCTATACCTCTCCTAGGTAACTCCTTGAACTCACCTTTAATTACAGCATCACCTTTAGCTTTCTCTTTTGGCTCAGTCATTTTACCTCCTTCTTTATCTTTCCAATTCTTCTCACAACTGAAGCAATGCCACCACCCCTCATCAGAGAGAGATGAGGCATCTGAACTTCCACAATGTGGACATGGTTTATGAACCTCAATCCAAGCCATTTCTATCTCCTTAACAGAAGTCTTCTAATACAGCCCAAGATACAAGTAACTCTGGTGGGATTTGCTCTTTTAATAAATAAGCAAAATCTTTAGTTTCTTGTTGAGCTCCTTCTCCTGTTCGCTCTTTGAATAAGTGAAAGAATGATAACAGACTACCTGTCCAAATCCACTCAACCATCATTGTTTGTGGTAAGTATGCTCTAGCTTGTTCTGGTGCAATGTCTAGGTTATTGAGCTTAGAATATAATTCTTTAGCTAACGATAGATAATCATCTTCTACACTTCTAATAGCTTCTTCTAATTCAGGACTAACATTCTTACCTGAGCCTTGTTTGATGCTCCCATCTGGTTTATAACGGTAATTGTCAAACTCAAAGAACTCAATACCATCTGTGATATACCTACGGCTTACTTCTGACCAACTCATACCAACTTGATGCTTACCTAGTTGTCTAGCAACAAACAAAGGTGCTTTACATCTGAATGATAACTGAGGGTGTCTAAAAGGAAGTAAGTGTTTATGCTTAGCTAGGTAGTTGAGTAGGTTAAAATCTTTTTCTTCTAATTCAAGTAAATCTTCATCTAAATAAACTAAAACATCTCCACCTTCTTCTCTAGTAAAAGCTAAACTCTTTTTTGTTTTATATTCAGACTCTTTATTAAAAGATACCCTTGCTGAATTAACAACACTAATATCACTACCCATACTATCTACTAAATCTACTTTCATTTTACTCATATTATTTTTATCCTTATATTAAACTATAAAGCCCCACTTAGGGGCTGTGTTGGTGACTGTATTTAAATCCAGTAGGTATTGTTAAAAAGGAATATCATCATCTGGAGCAAATGTATCCTCTGAAATATCATTAGACTCCACCTCAAACAAGTCCTCAGGCTTACCTCCATACTCTACTAACTCCAACACCTGTACAGCTACTAAGGTTGGTTTAACTCCTGTTTTACCTGCAAACTCCCATTTAAATGGGTCAATAGCTACATTACAAATTGAACCATTACCAATAATACCCTCAAATGGTTTTTTAAGACCATCTAAGACCACTGGCTTAGGCATAGGTTTACCTTCTTTATTTACAGCATTCTTGGTACATTTAAGAACCAAAGAACCATCTTTTTCTTTAGGTTTAATACCTACTTTCTCTAACTGTGCAACTTGATTATCATTCAAATCCACAACATCTAATGAGTACAACATCTTCCCAAAAGCATCCTCTGGTTGTTGTACTTTAGCCCAATTAACTTTCACACTCTTTAATACGATAGCCATACTATTCTCCTTTTTTAGCTTCAATTAAATCTTTTAAATCTTGTTTTATATTGTTGATAAACTCCTCACCTAACCTTTTAAGTATTCTACTAACTTTTTGTTGGCTAGCAACTAACCCGAAAGTGTGTAGTTCATCACTTATTTCTACTTGTGTCATTCCATGAATATAATAAAGTATTAAAACATGAAACTCTAATTTAGAGAAGTTTAAATCTTCCTCTTTAATCTTCTCAAGGTAAGAAAGAAAATCACCTTGTAAATCATCGAAAGAAACACCACAAGCAGAAAGCTCTTCTTCTGAAGTCTCATCTAAATAAATCCTCACACTTTGCCCCCATTCATTATACCCTCCTCTTTTTATGGCACTAAGTTTACTTTTAAGGTTGTTTAGTGCTGTTTTTGTTATCTTAAATAATTGATAGGAATCTATCTCTTTAAATGATACTTTGTCTTGATTGTAACTTTCAATAGATATCAACAATCTAATATAGCATTCTTGCTTTAAGTCTGTTACATCTAAGACACCTCCATCATTAATATACCTCATCTTCTTCGTCAAAGTTTTGACAGTGTCCTCTATCCTTGAAAACTCTTCAAGGAAAATTTTATTCCTATCAACAACAGATTTGCTGTTAATTAATGTAATTCTTTTCATTCAACCCTTTCCCAATCCTCAGATAAAACATCTGTTTGACTAGCTAGCCAAGGGACTAAGTCCCCTTGTGCTGTCTTCATATAAATATAAGGTAGCGTCATCTTACTGTGCTCGTCTGGTATCTGCATTTCTAAGTACATGCCTTTACCATTCCAACCTTTTCTGGTTACTTTCCCCCCGTTCTTTAGCCATTCTACTGCTTCCCCAAAAACTAATACTGTTTCTTCTTCCATTTTACTTCTCCATTTTCTTTATAATCTTATCTGTAATATTATCTACATCTCTACTAGGATAGTCAATTACCTCTTTGTTATTCTTATCAAAAACATAAAATACTATCTCCTCCTCTCTAATAGAATCCTCATAGGTCTCAGGAGGGAATGATGTAGGGTACTTGATTGTTGCTTTCTCAACAGAGATAATAACAGGTTCATCTCTATCACTCAAGGAGAATTCAAACTCTCCTCGATAACTAACCTTCCTTTTCATATAATAAACTCCTCTATGTCCTTATACACTAACTAGTTTTCAGAGTAAGGATAACAATAAGGAGGATGAATATAAGAATAGGGTTTATTAATTTATCTAACATTAAATTAAAATTACCTACTCTACTACTCTTCTTATCTTTACAAAAAAGCTCCATAGAATAGTCATCAGGTTCTCCCTCACCTTTAAATACTTTGATATTAAAATCCTCTTTAAATAACCAACCAAAGATTAGTGTTGGTGCATAGTCTTTTACATGCCCACGACCATCAATCGTGAACTTTTGATAACATTCACGCTCTTTAAAATATACAACTACTGAGTAAACTTCCTCTAAATTCACTTCCTCAATAATTCCTAACCCATGTTTATAGCTAGTAACTTTTTCTCCAATATCCTCTGTACTAATATTATTTAGCATAATAATCTCCTTATTTAATCTAATTCACTACATCTCATAGCGTACTTATAATATGTTGTGTTGATTGTCTCAATATTGGTTTTACCATCGAGCATGCCGATGTATCTATTATCTTCTGTGGCTGCGACTACCAGCCGTTTCACCCGCTTGCTCATCACTTCGACGATATTAAATCCTACATAACACCAAGCCGTTTCACCTCCCTTTAGTACTAGAGGTACATAATCAAATGTCGGCTGGCCGTAGTCCCACTCAGGTATATCATCCCACCCAAATTTTAGGGTTGGAGCATTGTCAGTATCGTGCAGTCGTCCCGTTGTAGTGTAGGCTATATTTTGTGCGTACTCGCCATCTATAAATAGGACATTGACAGGATGCTGTTTAGTGCAGTCTACCGCAGTGATTTTCCCTCTCCCATGTATAGTGCTATATACCTTTTGGCCAATGTGCTTGGTTGTAAAAATATTTTTCATATCATTCTCCTATAAAGTTTTTAACTTTTCCCTTGTTTAATCTAAAAAGTCTTCACACCGCATAGCGTATTTATAGCATTTGGTGTCAGTGGTTTGCGTATTAGTTTTACCATCATATATACTCATATATACCCCTTCAGCAGAAGCTACAATTAATCTTCTATATAGTTTACACATAACCTCATCCTCAAAGCCCCCAACATAACACCAAGCCGTTTCCTCTTCAGATAGCTTTAGTGCCTTATAGACAGGCTTAGGTTCTCCATAGTCCCACTCTGGTACGTTCTCCCACCCAAATTTTAGGGTTGGTGTGAAATCGCTTTTATTTTTACGCCCGTCTTCAGTAAATCGCACAATAGTGCTCTCTCCACCTTTCGGTGCACCAAAGCGTACGGCAATTGGCAGTGTCCGTTCATCATCTACTTCAATAATAAAGCCTCTTCCAAAAATTGTACTTGTTAC